GCTGCATATTTAATCTGGATATAAGGGCGGAGCAATATCGTTAAACGCAAAAACTACGCAAAAACTACGCAAAAACTACGCAAAAACATTGCTTGTCAAGAAAAAAATTGCCTTTTTTTTAAAAAAAAATGGCACTTTTTTGCGCCATAGTAGTCATAGATGTCATAGTAGCCATAGTGGTTAGCGGCATTCCGGTCCTACAAAAACCTGTGGTATAATGTGAATATTATGGATGGTTTATTGGGCAAGGATGCCTTGTATGAAACACAATAAAACATTTTACGTTGTGGTGGAGCGTAAGGAGCGTAAGTACAGGCAAAACTATCGACAGTGGCTACTTGATAATAAATTGAGGTTAAAGGACCAAAGGGCGATGAAAAAAATATTTGTTTTAATTTTGGTGATGGCAAGTTGTGCGTTTGCATCGGTTGCTTTTGTGCGAGACCCGATGAGTAATGGTATGTGGTATGCTTATGTGCCAGACCAGTCTAACCCAGGTTATTATACAAGATATGAGATGACTCTGCCGATGGCTGATGATTCCACAGGTAAGTTATGCTTTATGGGTGGCATTGCCTATGGTAGGGTTATGCAGGGACTTTGTATTGTTCCATCGATGACCTCGTATTGGGTAGAAAGTGGTACTTGGACTGCGGCTACTTCTTTATCAAGTACTAATGATTTTGCATATAACATTCGAGAAACAAGTACACAAAATTCATATGTTGATATTACTATACCTACTGGTTATGACCGTATATCACTGGTATATTATGCTTCATCAACCAGTAGTTCAGCATCGGTAGAGTGCAGTTGGGGGGAGGCTACTCCGTTTAAAACAATATCGATGCAGGATACGATAAATCGAATAACGGAAGTGGTATTGTTAACTGGCAATACTAATTCTGGGGCTTTACGTATCAAAAAAGTGGACGCTACGAGTACAAGTCTAAAGATGAGAATTATTGCGGTGAGGTGTTTCAATACGTCTTTGACTGGCGACCCTGCGACTTTGTTTGATGATGGTTTGTATCGTGGTGATGATATTATTGATTGTGCTGGGAGTACTACCAGTGGTTATGTCGGACGTTGTTCGTGGCCAGGATATTTGACGCAAAGAGTGAATGCGTCTGAAGGCGGAACTGGTTGGATTATTTCGCCTTCAAATTCGACTAATGATTTTGCGGTGGCACTTGGCGGTGCTACTAAAGGTTTAATAACGTTTTGGGGTGGTCAAAACCACGTTTTTGGTACAAATAATACATATCAGCTTGATTCAACGTTAACAGATGGGCCAATAGTGTATGTTGATACTGTATCTGCTGGCGGTGTATGGAGCAGTTCCAATCCTATACGGACTGTAAAAATTGGTGAGCGAATAGTTTTGTCATCGTATGGTACATCTGATTGGTGGGCTGGTGTAAATAACTGTGAGACTCAATGGACTGCTTCTGCAAATGTTACTACTTATGTACAGCCTATACCTAAAGTTTCTGGAACATATAGTGCCAGGAGCAAGGTAGCTGCTGCATTTTCGTCTGGTTTGATTTCTTACTATAATATTTTGTCTCCAGTGTCTATAACGGCGTTTTCGGCGTCATCGAGTGTGACGAAAATTACTGCTCCTGCTCATGGAAGGATAACCGGTGATTGGGTTAAATTGACGGGTACTCCAGACGGTTATTATGATGGATTATGGTCTATTACTCGTATTGATAATGATAATTTTACGATTAACAAAACCTATGTTGCGAAGTCGGCGGCTGGTTCGGTAGTAGATGCACTTACAGATTTGTCTGCTTATTCACAGCTTTGTCTTTTAATTATGTCTGACAGGGATATAGCTGATGGTATTTTGCAGTTAGTTATTGACGACTCGTATGATTGTGCATCTCCAATTCGTACGATTGATTTGCCCGCGTTAACTGCCAATGAACACAGATATATTTATGTTACGCTTACGACTCCGTCAGAATTGACATCGATTGCTTCAATAGGTTTATATGCAAAGGATGGTGCAGATAGGTTTACGCTCGAAACAAATATTTACACTGATAATATTTATGGGGTTTACTCGGATTCGCCATTAGTTAACTTGGCATATACATTTGATAAGAATGGATGCTCGATAAATGGTTCGATGTATTTTAGAGCTGCTGTTTCAATTACAACATCATATTATTGTCCAATGCTTTCAATAGGGTCAACTCTTTGGGGGCTAATGAAATATCGCACGTCAACAAATGGTACTTTGGTGTCATTGCCGACATCTGATACAACCATATCAAGTTATAGCACAATGGATTTTGTTATTCCGCAGTACAATTGTATGGTAAGGCTTACAACAACCCAGCCCAATGTGATGTATATGAAATATAGTACTTCTAAAATTTACTGTCAAAATGATGTTGAAAGTATGCCTTTTGATATATCTTCCGCAGCAGGTGCTATGTGTTCCTTTGGTGGTCGCATTGATATAAGCAGATATAATTCTAAAGCGTCCTGGCTTAAACAATAATTTTTTAGAGATGTAAAAATGTCAGAACCTACTGTTCCAAAACCTGATTATGAGCTTGAAGCACTTTTTGGCAAGGATGCCAAACAAGTTAATGGTGAATGGTGTTTTAATAGGTACATCAATGGTGAATCCATAGAAGCAATGGCTGAAGAATTTGGTGTTGAGGCAGAAATGCTTCGTAAGTGGATTAAAAAAGCTGTTGGTTTAGCCAGATATAAAGAGGGTGTTAATCTCGCCAAAGAAGCAAGAGATATTTTAAGGTATGGGGAATTGAATCGCATTGTTTCTTTGAATCGCAAGAAGACTTTGGAGTTATTGGAAAGTAATGCAATTGATAAGCCCGATGATTTGTGTCGAATAGAAAAAACATTTGGCGATAGGCTTGCATTAGAGACTGGTAAGCCTACTGAACGGACGGAAGATGTAAATAGACCGATGACTGTCGAAGAATTGGAAATATATTTGCAAAAGGTCAAAGATGCCGGAACAGGACTCGATAAGCAGTCTATTCAGTCGTAGTTCGCTTGGCTGGCAGCAGAATAAACTTAAGATTGTGAATAAGAAGAGCCAGCTTGTTCCTCTTATTCATAATATTGCTCAATTAAAAGTTCATAATACGCTTCAGCTTCAAAAGAACGCTAATTTGCCCCAGAGAATAATTGTACTCAAGGCAAGGCAGCAAGGTATTAGTACAAAAATATGTGCTGACAATTTTGAGGATACCTGGCGTAGACCCAATAGGCATGCTTGCATTATCTCTGCTGATGCTGATTCGACAGATAAGATTTTTAAGATGTGTCGAATTTTTTATGAAGAGTTGCCGGATGCAGATAAGAAGCCATTGAAGTATTCAAACAAGAAGATGATAGAGTATGCAGCTCCTCATCGTTCAAGTGTATTGTGTCAAACAGCCGGCAAGGATGTGCTTGGCAGAGGCGGTACAACGCATTGCATACACGCAACAGAAGTTGCATTTTGGGCTAATGCTGAAGACCAATTTACTGGTTTGCTGCAGGAAGTGCCCAAAGAAATAGATTCTATTGCTGATACTTGTGTTGTTATTGAGTCGACTGCTAATGGCGTTGGTGGTTTTTTCCATGATGAGTATTGGAAAGCAGTTGATAGACTCAAACGAAACCAGAACGATATAAATGGGTTTTTGCCTGTATTTCTGCCATGGTATGTTTTCCCAGAATATCGTATGGATGTTCCGCGTCATTTGATACAGGATGGAAGGATTAGTCTTATTAATGACGAACCGTTCTGTGAAAAGGATACTATTGAATATTACAGGAGCTTTGGTGTAGAGCTCACCGATGCACAGTTATATTGGCGTCGGTACATGATAGAGAATGAGTGTCATGGCGATTTGTCGATGTTCAAGCAGGAGTATCCTGGTACTGCACGTGAGGCATTTCAATCCACTGGTAGAATGGTTTTTTCTTCAGGCCTTCTTGATAAGCATGAGATTAATTGCAAGAATCCCATAGATACGATTGAGTTTATTGGTAATGGCAAGTTTATAAATGTGTTGCGTTCGCAGGATTGCTGGAAGATATGGAAATGGCCGAATAATAATCACGAATACATTGTCTATGGTGATGTGAGTGAAGGAATTCAATCTAATATTAAGAATCCTAAATCTGACCCTGATTATCATTATGCTGGGATTTTAGACCGTAATACGATGGAAGTAGTTGCTACGTTTCGTGGTCGATGCGATACGATACCATATGGCGTACAGATGGTTCGTGCAAGCTGGTTTTACAATACTGCGTGGGCTTCTCCAGAGGTTAATAGTTGCGGTCTTGCTGTATTGAATGAGTTTAAACGTGCGAATTATCCTCGTATTTATCAGCGTCAATTAGGTGATGAAGAATTTGTCGGACAAGACAGTGATAAACTTGGGTACAAGACAACGGTTTTGAACCGGAAACCCGGTATAGAGGCATTAAAAGAAGTGCTTAATCAGATGGGAATTATTATTTATGACCGGCAGATTATAGAGGAATTAAGAGTATTTGTTAACAGGAATGGTAAGCCGCAGGCTGAAACTGGTTATCACGATGATGCTGTAATGATGATGGTTGGATTGCTTCAATTACATTTAAGATGTCCGTTTGGGAATGCTGGTATAGAACAGATGACAACATACGATAGACCATATAGGCCTACTGTATCTTCATTATTGATTGCTGGAGTGTGTTATCGTGGTGAGTTAGATGATTTGGATGATGATGAATGATATACGAACCTAAAATTATATTTATTGGCATAAGTATAGTGGCAATGCTTGTAATACTTGGTTTTGTGATTGGTATGATTGCTACGTTCAGAATTATGCGTTTTAGTATACAAGCTGTGTATGAAATTAAGCATGGTGAAACTGGATTAAAAAATAATAAGCAGTTATCACCTGAAGTTGAAATGCTGGAAGATGAGAACTCAAACGTTGGTTTTTGAAAAAGGATACTAAAATGAAAAGAATAATAGCGGCTTTTATAACAATAATTGCAATGGTTTCGATTGGGCTTGGGGATGTAACAGTCGATACTCGTACCAAAAATGGCTACACTAAAATATATTTCCATGCTACGTCAGACCCTACTACAAATATTAAAGTTGCAGAAAATTTTTATGGTACGATTTATGACGTATTTATAGTGTCTATTGGTACAGAGGCAGCTTATGACGTAGTACTATTAGTTGACCCGATAGAAATTGGAGCAGAAGAACAGGTCCATACATTGATAATGCTTGAGACTTTTTCGAATTTGGTTGGCGGTACAAGTTATTTTTATGTACATGAAGCGACTTCTAAAACTACTAATACTTTTGGTGGTTTTGTGATTGCTGGTGCTGACATTTATATTGGTACAGCGAATATAACGTGGGGTTCTGGCGCATTAACAGATTTGAAAGTTTACCTTAATTGTGGAACAAATTAAGAAAGGGATATAATAATGTATCATCACATTGAATATAGAACATTGACTAATCCTAAAATGAGATTGGTTCGCCGAACAGATGGTGCGATATGGGATGCTGTCAATAGTCAGTTAGCGACATCTCCTACATATGCTAATACAGCAATTACATTAACCAGAAATGACAATATTAATGGTATTCCAATTACATTGCCATCATTATTGCCAGCGGGAGAATATGATATGTTGATTTATGACGTGGTGATCCCGTCTAAAGATGATGAGGCTGCTGTTATTTACCGGATTAGATGGTCAGGTAATGGACTTGGTTATCCAGTGAAACAAGTTTTGGAAATTTAAATGCGTAATACAAAATTACAAGGTGATGATTTAATTGCATTTCTTGACAACATAGAAGAAGCTGGTATGGCTGTCACTCGGCAGTGGCATGACATCTGGAAGACTGCATTGATGTATGTGTGGAATGAACAACTTCAAAGTATTAAGAAAAATCCAGACTGGGATTATGTTGTTGTAAATTATATTTATCCATTGATGATGCAGGGGATAGCAAAGTTAACTAAAAATAATCCCAAAATATTAGGTAGGGCCTGGAATGATAATGATGCTGAATATGCTGATAAATGGCAAGGGGTAATACAATATGTGTGGGAACAGATACTGGATATGCGTACAGATATTATTTATGGCTTGCTTGATGCTGCTGTATTTGGCTATGCAGTATCTAAAGTGTATTGGAAGAATAAGGTAGAATGGGATGATAATACTAAACAATGGAAAGGAGATATTAGGCATTGTTTGGTTCATCCTATGAATTTCTGGGTTGACCCATCAGCAACACGAATTAAAAATGCACGTTATTTAGGCATTGTACGTAAGGTTGAACTTGATTGGGCAATAAGTCAATGGCCTGAATTTGAAGAACAATTGAGAGAAGAGACGAAATCATCAGCCGATTATAATCATTATGAATGTGGGTTTAGTTATAATAGTTTAGGTTCTTCGGTTGTTTATCCTAACCAGAATAGTAATACCATTAAGCAATGGATGTCAAAGGTTATTTCTTTAATTTTTGGGAATTCGAGTAATACAAATACAAATACTACTTATAATACAGAAAAATCTAATACGCAGTATGTGTGGCTTAAGGAAACATATTTCAAGGATGATTACGAGGAACATATTAAGATTGAAGATTATGTGCCTGAACAAGAACTAATTGCCAGTGGTCGAGCAATTGTTGAACAGGGGACCGGAAGGGTATTATGGGCGGATACAGGATTACCAATTTTACAGGATGAATATCCCAAGAGAGTTATCAAAGAATATGACAAACCGGTATTTCCTAATGGGCGATTTATTGTAAGAGTAGGCAAAACCATTTTAAACCCTAACCTGGAAGACCAGGTATATAAATTTAGTCGATGGCCTATAAATGTATTGCCGCATTATATTTTACCTCATATGTGGCAAGGATTGAATACGGTTGAGTTTTCACGTGGGGCACAGGATATGCTTAATATTACTATCGCCCATCTTATTCAACACGTGAAAGTATCCACAGACCCGAGACTTATCATTGAGGATGGTACGTTAGCCCTTGGCAGGAATGGCAAACCACGCATTATTAAGAGTAAGGCTGGAGAAATTATTGTTGTCGAAAAAGGACGCAAAGATGGAATTGGTAAGCTTGAATCAAGTAGATTAGGACCTGAAGTTTATACGCTTATTGATTACCTTAAACGGGATATTGAGACACAACAATTTATGCATGCTACCGCGCAGGGAGTGCAATCTTCAAATATTTCTGCGACAGAGGCGGCCAGGCTTGATACTAATGCACATGATATGATTGCGATGCGTTCTGTACTTGTTGATAAATGGATTGAGGGCATTGCATCGGTCATAGCAGAAAATATCCAAGCTTACTATGATATTAATCGTAAAATTGGAATTATTGGAACAGACAGTCAGACAACAATTGGAGTAATGACTGATACGCTAAAAAAAGTGGAATGGACATTGGAGATTGAACCTGGTTCTACTTTACCTTTTGATGAAGAAAGACGCAAAGCAGACTATATGGCTGCATACAAAATGTTGTCAGAACCGGTCCCCAATCCATTGCTCGAGGATATGTTGAGGATACTTAATATTGCTAATCGAAACAAAGTATTAACGAAATACAAACAATTACAAGTATTTAAAGAATTTGTGCAATTAAGCATGCAGACAGTAGCGGCCATGCAGCAATTAAAGCAGGGACAATTACCTCCAGAACAGCTTATAGTACAACTACAAGCAGCAAAGAACAATATAATGCAGCAAGTTTTAGCTTTGATGCAGCAGGTTGTTGCTGTCGCACAACAAGTTAATAAGGCTGGATAAAAGTAAACCAAAATCGTGTGTTGCGATTTTGATAAACACTTACAAGGCAAAAGGGATTATATGCCAAACTGCAATTGTGAGTAATAGAGTAAACCAGAAAGAGACACGTCTCAAACAACGGAAGGAGTCCGGTATGGACACAGAAGGAACTGAAAATTTGGAAAATGAAGATTTAAAACAAGAAGCCGTAGAAACTACTGAAAAAAAATCAACAAACTGGGATAAAGACCGCCAGCGGGCTGACCAAGAAGCGGCGAATGTACGGAAACTATTAGCAGAACGTGAACAATTACGTTCTCAGCTTACAACATTACAGTCGCAACTTGCAGAACAACAGGCGGCAATTCAAAAACTTTCAACTACAAAACAGGTTTTTGAAGAAATTCCAGAAGTTGATGCTAACGAAGCAGACCCTGAAGTTATTGCTAAAGCTATTAACACTGCTAAAAAACTCTTTGCGGCACAAGGCGCAAAGATTGCAGAGTTTGAAAACAAGGTCAAATATTACGAGCAAATAGAAATGAACAGGGTTGCACAAGCTGAACGCCAGGCAATTCTTGAAAGAGTTTGCAGTAAACTCGAAGCTGAATTTGGTGCAGGATTGCGCAATGAAGCATTAGAGTTAATGAACAAAATTAATCAAGAAGAAGGCGCTCCAGAAAATTCAGCAGAAGCTACATTGCGACTTCGTGATTGCTTCAAAAAGATTAAAGAAAAAAGGGATGCAGAAAACCGCAAGGCTAAACAATCTCTTATCCCTCCGGACGGCGGTGGAAAATCTTCTTTTACAAGTTTAAAGTTCAAGAAAGGTTCATTGAAAGAAATTTTGGCACAAGCCAGACAATTGGCTGGTACCAATGGAAGGTAAACATTTTTTTTAAAGGAGTTTAATAATGAGTTTCCACCAGGATTTACAAAATTTTACAAGAGATTTTCATGTGGCTTCACTCGAAGTCGAATACATGATGAAGACGCCGGTACTGAATCTTATATTAGAGCAGGAAAACCTTAAGTTTAATGGCGGTAAATACTACTATTTTGAGGTTGATACTGACACCACTGAAGATGATGTACAGGATTATGGTGTTAATGACCAGTTAACACATGGCAGAATAGATACGACTAAACGTGTTATGTTTACTCGTAAAAACTTCCAAAAAGGCGTTACAATGGACTTTGAGGAAGAACTTCAGAATGCTTATGACAATGAAGATGGTACTAAATTGCATGATTTGGCTTATCACATTGTCAAAAAGACCAATGAGGCCGGGCGATTGCATTTGCGCAAACTGATATATGGTGCTGGAAGTGATTCCGGTTTGCAGGTACAAGGTTTAAATTCAGCATTAATACCGGACACTACATATGGAGGTTTGGCACGTTCGCAAGCCAATCATACTAATGATTGGTGGCAGCCAGCGGCTAATACTTATTCTACAACTACATATGCGACTGAGACACCTATTTCAATAGATTGGTTGCAAAGAATCATGTTGCCGCTTCTTGACCTCAATGCTGATGATGGTGTCGTCATTGTCGGTAATACTTTGTTCCTTGCTCTTAAGAGTGAGGCACAAGCAAGGTCTATGCCTGTTAAAGATGACCCGAATGGCAAATTTAAATATGGCATAGAGGAGATAATGATTGACAGTATGCGTATTATTAGAGACCCGTTCTTGTCAGCAAATTATAATACTGCTATGGGGCTTACAAGTGGGCAGGCCGGTGCTCTTGAACGCAGACTGTATATTCTTAATATGCCAGACTGGAAGTTGTTAGTACATCCCAAAAAGAATTTTTTGATGACGGACTTCTTTGACCAGAAACAGATTGCTAATGGTGCAGATTTCGTACTGGCCAGGCTGGTATTTAGTGGCAATTTAATTTGTACACATCCGAACAGGTCTCTGTATCTGTCGAATGTTGTAGCTTAAACTTTAACTATTTAAGATAGGAGTTAAATTATGGCATTTGCAAGTACAATTGATGATTCACTTTTTTATTTGATTGACCAGTTTGCTGGCGGCAGTAATACCGGTCCTACGGTCATACCAGGCGATTGGACCGAATTATCTGGTACGCCATTGTTTCCTTTGGGTACAAAGATAAGAATGCCTGTTGTCATTTCAGGTACACACGTTGGATTTGCTACGTTTACATATCTCAAATATTCTAAAGGCACTGCTGATGCAGCAGGCGCAAAAGGTATTTGCGGTATTAAAGCGTCATCTCCATCGCCATATGTTGTCTGCAATGACGGTGGTGAAATTCTGCTTGAGGGCCCAATAGCCATTGCGCTTACAACAATGACGGATGGTAAGTACGCATTCTTCTGGACAGGCGGCGTATGCCCAGTAAATATAGTTTCCGGTCTTGACGGAAACTATAATACTGATGGCACCGTTGCAGCCGGCAAAGGGATTGTTATGAGTGATGGTGATAGTTCGGCCAGCGGTGTAGCAGGATTCAGTGCTCTTGTGGATAAGGATACTGATTCTAAAACAGGTAGTACTACAAGAGGTATTGCTGGTGGATATGCCTTGTCTGATGATGCATAATTGGTTCTTAAACAAATTCTTACTAATTTAAATTGAAAGGACTGATTATGGCTTTTAATACAGCTATCCAGAAAATACTCAAACTTGCAGGTTTATATTTGGAAGTTGGTCGGCTTAATTTTACAACAACTGCTACTACAATTGAAATGCCGACTAAATTAAGAACCAAA